CTTGAGGAAATTCAGGCAGCGCCTGAGCTTGTTCGAGTCGAAAAATAGGATGAGAATCGGTGGTCATTACTGGAGTCCTGTCATGTTGTCAGCGCCTTGTTGGGTTTCAATGCCGGCTTGTGCGCCATCGGCAAGCATTGGTGGTTCGATTGGTTCAGCAGGTACGGGCTCTGTCGGCGTGGGTGCAGTCATGGCCGGCTGCGCCGAAGCAGAGCCGCCGTTTTTGTCCACAAAGCCGGCTGATTTCAACAGCTCATCGGCCACAGGCGTGATCGTCGGCATCTGCCCAATCACCTGAGCCGCCTGCATTGCCACATAAAGAGCTTTGAGCGTGGTCTCTAGGCTCTTGGCATCCAGATTAGCGCCCGTTGACCGTGCTTTTTGAATATCAGCGTCAAGCTGCGCCATCTGCGCTTCCATTTGCTTCTGCGCCAGGGCTTTTTTCTCAGCCATCGCGGATTGCTCTTCTTGCGTCATCGGCTCGTCTGGATCGGTCATGCCGGTGATCGTGCGAATGCGTTGCAAAATCACTCGCTTATTTGGGATATCAGCCAGCTCAAACACTGAATCAAGCAATCCCAAGACGATCTGCGGCGAACTTGGAGCCAGCGTCGTTAAAAGCTGCATCAAGTCCTCAAAAGCGGCCTGCTGCAAGCTTTGCTTCCACGGCTGCTCACCAATGATGAATTGCGCCTTGCGTGCGGTGATGTCGTTCAGCTTCAGGTCTGGGTTGGCAGGGTCGGGCTGGTTGACTCTGATGTAATCGCGCTTGTTTCGGTCGCCGGTGATGCTGAAAATCATCGGCGAATCGCAAAACTGCTCAATCAAGCTGAGCGTCAACTCCCCTTCGAGCTGTCTTGCCAACAAAGAATTGTCAAACAGCTCCGCTGTGAGTTGACTCCCCTGCTCCGCTTTCTGCTTGAGTGCGATCCCAGAGGTGATGTTGGTATCTCGGTTCAGGCTTTCACTAGAGATTCCCGAGCCATTACGAATCATCGCGCGGTCGGCTTCTGCAAGCTGCAAATGCCCTTGAGCGACATCGTTTTCTCTGTTCTGCTTGATCTTGTTGATGCCGCCCCGCGCCAGCACTGCGAAGCCATCTGGCGCGCGCAGCTCATCACGGACCTCTCGCACCGACATCACTTCTTTGTCGAACGCGTCTGCTTCGGCAATAATTTGGTTGGTCGAGAGAATGAACAGCGCTTTGCTCATGCGTTTGTTCAGCGCGTCCTGTGGTCCACGTATAGGGCGAATCGGGCCGTAGGGCGCGTTGTCTTTCTTTCGACGATAAGCCCAGTTGGGAACGAATGGGAATTTGTTGTGCTTATAGGGGCTTGGCACATCCAAAATCGTGTACTTCTCAGTCATGATCGTGCAGTGCATCGTCATCTTGATGCGATCAATCGCCGATGTGCCACCGCGAGTCTCTTTGGTCGGCTTCTTGTGCCAACACTCAATGAGCATCACGCGCTCACGGGTGTTGTTCGTCCATGATTCGCTGTCGTACATGTTGTACTTGCCCACCGGCATAGAGCCATAGGTCGGCTCTGTTGGCTGGTTGTTCCAGTACTCCATGTACTTTTCGCTGTCACTGCTGACGCAACTGGCTTTCAATTGCGCTTTTTTGTCTGGAAAATAGGCGGTCGCAATATCCAAATCCACCATCCGAAAGCGGAATAGATAGCGCGCATCATCAAGATCACGCCGCGTGCCCAGGGAGTCGTAGAGCATATTTCTCCAAGACTCACTGCGAATGTAGATCAGCGCGTCCTCCGGGTCGGGATTGATCCCCACCTCCGTCCATCCAAGCCCAGCTTTGAACTTGTCGTCTGCGGTCTGGCTGCGCTCAAATTCAGCGCGATTGACTTCAGCAAAATACTTCAGCAGCTTGGTCTTGGTCTTCGCATCTTCGTCGGCCTCAAGACTGTCGTCATGCATCGCGATGATGTTGAAGTCAGTTCTCGTGCGCCGCTCAAGCCCGATTAGAAAATCAACCGTTGACTTGACCTCGTTGTACACGGTCGCCGCTTGGCCTCGGGCGTTAAGCTCTGCCACTTCGTTGGGTAAGTACTGGATCGTATCGTAGTAGTCCTCATCCATCGCCATCTGATAGCGATTGTGCGCCTGCCGGTTCATCTCTTGACGAAACCAGGACATCAGCTTGTCGTGTTGATCGCGCTCTTTCGCGTTCTTGTGACCCGGGTTGTCACTTTTACTGTCGATGGTTTCTCTTGTCGTCATCACACGCTCGTTTCTCGAATGGTTTTGCCGTTCTGATCCTTGGTTGTGATGTCAATCAGCGCCTGTCCTTTGGCTTTTTGTCGCAACAAGCGAGGACAAGGCGGCATGCGAATCAGCGCAGGCGTGAAATTGAGCACAACATCCACCAAAGCGTGAAGCTCAGTCGTCAGTTGGGCGCGGCCTAGAACAGGCAACGCTTTCGCGCACTCAAATAACCCTTCTGCTGCTGGCCTGCCATCGGCTTCAACGTATTTGCCAATGGAAGAGCGACCAATACCGAAAACACCCGCATCGAGGCCACCCGTCTCAGACCAAATCATCATCATTGGCTCGCCATCATCCTCATCCCACTCTAGTGAAATGATGTAGCCGCGCATCTTGTGCGTAGTGCGCGCGTGAGCGCCGCCGACCTTGAACATGGCCTGCCCCGCAGCGCCAACGAGGAAAGATTGAGACAGTTGCATTTAGGATGTTCTCCAGTTTCTTGTTTCTTTGGGGATGTCAAGCGCGCTTGTCTTCATCAGCTCAACTGACTGCCCGAGATATCGGAACGCATCCGCGCCGTGCGAATACTCATCGTGTCGTGGCCCCTCTGCCTCATCAGTTCGCTGGTTGATGTTTCGGCGGTATCGCTTGAGGCACTCCACCAGGCGCGCAGCCTTGGTTTTGTCAAAATATGTTTTAGGCAGCAGCATGCGCGCGGCTTTGATGCCCTCCTCAACACTGACGATGGGCAAAGGCTCTGCCACCTTACGCCCTAGATCGCACAGCATCTCGTAAGTGGATTTTCCCGTCTGGTAATTTCGATGCGCTCCGTCATGCGGAATGATGTCAATGCCCCACCTGTATGGCCGCTTATCTAGCTGAGCCACATACCAATCAAGCGTCCTGTTTGAGTCTTCGATGTAGTCAATAACTCTGACATCCATTGGCCCCCGTTGAACCATGATGATCGTCATTGCGTCATTCCACCCCAAATCCCAAACGGTATGAACGGGCATCAATGGGTCGTATGGCACGTCTCGCACACGGTTTTCCACGAACATCGAATCAATCTCGTGGCGATAGATCGCGCCTTCGGCAACGCGGCGCGGCTTACCCTCCCACACATGCTCATAATTTGCCAAATCTGTGCGCTGAGCCTTCAAACGCTCCTCCTCAAGCACCGCAGGGAACCATGGGTTGTCGCGCCAATTGATCTCACAGAGCCACGTATCATCACTTGGAGCGGCGATAAAACGGGTATACGTGTCATCGGTGTCCATATCTGGATTCAATGTCACCCAAATCTCCGAGCCATCTTTTCTGATCGTTGGAATCAGTGTTTCCCAGCTTTTCGCACTCACGCCGTGGCCTTCTTCCACCCACACCTTGTCCACACCTTCATACGATTTAATCGAATCAACTGTGTGCGATTGCAGGCCGGTGAACAGGAACAAGGAGCCATTCTTGCCCCTGATTTCGTTGTCCAGCACATCAAAGAAGCCGCCGTAGCCCATGGCCGCGATCTGATCCTTGAGTAATCGGTGAACGGAATCCTTCATCGACTTCTGAACTTCGCGCGCGCACAGAATGCGTAAAGGCGATGCGGCAGACAAGATCACAAGAGCGCGCGCCACGCCCCAAGACTTGGCTCCACCACGCCCGCCGTACATGACCTTGTAGCGCTTTGGCTCAAAGAGAGGCTTGAGCTTGGCCGGGAATTCGATGACCGCTTGGTCAGTCATACGAACTTGACCTTGACTTCGTGCTGAATCGGGCCACCATCACCCGGATTTTCTTGTTGCGCGTCCTCAAGCCCAAAAGCCTTGCGCTCTTGCTCCAATAGCGTCTTAGTTGCACCTGCTATATTGTTCACAGCCGCCACAAACACACCCGCCTCACGGATGTCAGCGACTTCTTCACCAAGCGCCAGCAGCTTGTCTTTGGCTTTATCAACAGCTGATGCAAGCTCAACAAGCCGCGCTCTGTGTCCAAGAATGATCTGCTTGTTAAGCTCTGCCGCTATTTGGACCGTCGTGGAAACTTCTTGTACGTTTTTGTCAACTTCGTTGGAAACTAATTCTGCCGTGAGTTTGGCATTGGTCGCTTGGCGTATCTGCCTGCCCAAGTCTTGATCCCACTGTTTATCCCTTGACCTCTTGCCTACAGCGGCATGGCTAACGTTGTGCTTTTCACCCAATTCGCGCAGAGTGTATTTTCCGGTACGAAAGTCGCGCTCTACCGCTTCCCAGTCAACCCTTGGGCGCTTTGCGGCTTTAGCGGTAGGCTTGATAGAGGTTTTAGGCATTGCGCGCGAAATGAAGGTGAAAAGTTATTTTTGATTTCACCTTTTTTCACAGCGCGTTTCAAGGGGGCTTGCTTTTTGCGAAGTCAATGGTTTTTTCTTTGGGTATAGGGTTTGTACTTACAAATAATATTGAAAAGTTCTTGCCAAGTTCCGAATTTCGGAGCATAATACAACCAATGCTTGAGATTGGCTCACAGCAGATGATCAGGAGATCAAAATGGAAATTACAAATCGGAATGTGAAGTCAGTACTAATTCAAGACACGGCTGAGTGGATCAATACCAATAATTTCCAAGTCGTACAGGAAAATATTGATTCACGTCCTAAGGTGGCACAAAAATACGCGTTGCCTGATGGTCTATCGGTCAAAAAACTCGATGATGATTTGCGCATATTTGACGACCAGATCGGCGAATTTGTTGACCTCACCCGGCACAGCAGCGGCAACCCGCAATGCATTGATCGTTTTGGCGTCCGTGGTCATGTTTTTGCAAAAAATTAAACAGGGGACCAAAATGCGTGCAACATACGAAGAACACAATTTAGCCCTTCAAACCTGCGCCAAGATTCGCGCCGCGTTTCCAAAATTCAACTACCCGCTGACCGTGGGTACGCCAGAGGCTGATGCCGATGAGCAGCTAATTGCGTTAAATGAGCTGTGCCTTAGTCACACGGCAAACCAGCCGTGCCGTATGTACCATAAAGCGCTTGATGCGATTTCAATTTGGGCGGGCGTTCAAATTGGCGATAAGCTGCCTGATGCTGTTTTTGAAATCGAAAGCCAAGACAATGATGCAGTCGTCTGCAAAACCGCCTCTGGCCGGCGTTATGCGCTGTCGGCGGGGAAACAAGGCTGGTTGCGCGGCCACCAGTTTGGCGCCACCATTGCCGATGCAATGCGTGGCGCAGCATGACCCCCGCCGAATTCCGCGCCCTAAACAAATGGGCGCTCCCTACCTCTTGGATTGCCGAATATCTTGGCGCGCGCCGTGTATCT